AGCGTGCGGAGGAAGATGCGCTATTTGCAAAGAAGTACCGCAACCCTGCCAAGAACATGGACGAGTGCGTGACCCATTATGAGTAGAGGCATATTATGAGAAGTCCATTTCAAAGCCGCCAGATATTCAGGCGTCTATCATTGCTACTTATCAGATGGACTTCTCATAAAGATTTAATGGCCCAGTTGTTTAAGCCAGGTCAACAGGTTTTTGTCATTTTCCCATTCTCTTTCTGACATTTCAGATGTTACGCCTTTATAAGCTTTTTCCAAGGCTTCCCGTTTGGCCTTGGAGTCTGCTCTTGCATAAACTCCTGTAGTAACTATCGAAGCATGGCCGAGGAAGTCCCTCAGGTCTACGATATGCATGGCCCCTTTATGAAGAAGGTGCATGGCTCTGCTGTGTCTTATGCAGTGGGGACTTATTCTTTGCGGAATGAGCTCCGGATTCAAATGTCTTGCCATGTCTGCATATCTTTTTAGTATGTAGGCGATTCCTTCTCTTGTAAGTTTCTCGCCTCTGGAGTTTTGGAACAAAGGCGATGTGTGAGAAACGAGCGATTTCTGATTTTCAGACATATACTGTTTAATCAGAGATACCTGTTCCTTTGAAAGTGGTACTATTCGGGCTTTGTTCCCTTTGCCTACTATTTTAATCGTATATGGCTCTGACTGAATACGAAGACTGCCGACGATTAAGTCTGCCATTTCCTGCACTCTTGCAGCGGTATCGTACATCAGAGCCAAAAGCGCAAGATGTCTGCGCCCCATAGAGGTCAATTGATCCGGCTGTTCGAGAAGGAGCTTTATACCCTCAGGAGTAAGATATTCCAATGCTTTTTTTTCTGTCTTGGCTTTAGGTATGGACATTATATTCTGCCATTGAGCCATTCGATCGATGTCTTTATACATTAAAAACCGACAGAAAGACTTCACCGCTGCCAGCCGATAATTGCGTGTAGCAAGACTGATACCTTTTTCGACCTCTATCCAGCGAAGATAATCAAGTATGTTTTCTCTATTTACATGCTTGAGCATAATACGGTTAACACTTACAGACTTTTGCTTTTCCATAAAGATTATGAAGTCAATAAATGCCACTTTATACGATGCCAGCGTGTGCTTGCTCACATTACGGTCATGAGGGAGATATACACTCATAAATGAGCTTAACCGGTTTGCGAAGTCTGTCTCAGTCATCATAGCTCTTTGATTTAGATGGATAGACAAACGCGTTAATCGCAGAACTGTTCCTTTCGATGTCGGCATATGTGTTTCGAGTAAGACGCACATAATATTCAGTGGCTTCCAGAGAATGATGCCCCATGCTTGCAGACAAAATAGGAAGTGCAGCATAGATATTCATACCTTTTCTGGTCATGTTGGCCAGAGCATGTACCGCATAGGTATGGCGAAGAGAGTGAACACATGTAAGGGGGGAAAAACGAAACGTGTCAATATGTGGTCGGCCTGAAAATGACTGATTGCTTTGGCTGTCAAAGCGTTATGATGAAGTAGGGGAGAGTGACTTGGAAAAACGAAACGTTTACATCGCTTTACATTGGGCTTACATTTTAGCCTCGTTTGAACGCCGTTCAAATGAAATGCTTTACATTGAAGGTGGGATAGGGGAGATTTCGGGTTTGTTCATCGGTTATTCTCCATGAACCTTTCCAGATCGCTCTCATATACAAAGATAGTCAAACGGATCGGTTTATGCAAGTGGAGTGGGGGAGTGCCTGACGCACTTCCCTTTTTTATTTTATCTAAATTATTCCATATAGATGATATTTGGTATATTTGCAATGAAATAAATACCGTATATTATGAGTAAAGTTATCCATGTACATTTGATTTTTGAGAAAAAGAACATCTATTTTGGTAGTATATCGGCCATTTTTGAAACTCTAACGGAGCAACAGGTCGGGATCACCAAGAATAGTCTTTTACATGCTGGACTGGTTGATGACATTGCCAAATACACGAAACGTGCAATGATTATTCAGTCTCGCTTGATAACATGCACCAGAAAGGGCTGAAACAGCCTTAGAACGTCTATAAAGCCGCTTTTTGCGGCTTTTTTTGTATTCGTGTCGGTAATAGTACATCAATGGGAGGCTGCTACTTACTTTGAACGGTTTGAACAGTCGGAAAAATTGAAAGGGTTTACACTTGGGTTTACAACTTGGGTTTACATTTTCTCCATTACAAAAACGAAACGTTTTAATAGGGTTTACACTTGGGTTTACATTTTCGGATTATTTTTTAGCGATTTGTCTATCTATATAATATAGATAGGACTTGTTTTTGCTTGTTTTTAAACTATTTGAGGGGGTAAATAATACATTGATAATATTTATTTACTCCCCTATATTTTAATTCATATCTCTAAAAATCAGTGTTTTGTTGCTTTTTACCCCTTTCACCCCATATAACGCATTTTACCCGGCGCCTGCAAGTGTTGAACTCTCCGCACCTGAAACACGCCCCAAATTGTCCTGTTTAAGTTGCACGATTGTTTGCTTAAGTGCACCTATTTCCTCTGCCATCTCTCGGATAGTGGCATCTTTATCTGCTATAATTGCTAGTAATTTGTCTTCTATTCCCGTACTTTCTTTTTGTGGCAGGGTAGTTGTATTATTAAAAGTGGCAGTTTGTATGTTAATCATCTCTCCCCTACCAGTCAAAAGCCATTCTGAGGACAGATTTTCGCATTTTGCAAAAAGAAGATCGTAGTCAAGTGTGTCTCGCGACAGCCACGAGCTTATAGTTGAGGGAGCAACCCCTATTAACTTTGCAAAAACAGAAGGCTTTCCGTCACTGTAATGCTTTATAATAGCCTCTAATCTTTCTTTTTTATTCATTGTTTTATATTTTGCGAAATTATTTCGCAGATTGTTTTGCAATTTGCGAAAGATGATTTATATTTGCCACGTGTTCAAAGTGTGAACACCGCCCCAAAGCTACAAAAAAGGCTTGAGGTGACAATGAGAAATATAAAAAGAAGAAAAATAGAAGGTTATGAAACGGTATTATTTTGAATTGACAGATCGGAGTTATAATGACCTGGGGGCTTTTATTCCGGATGGGTACAGCAAGGAAGTGGCTGTCAGGCAAGCAAAGAGGTGGATGGCAGAAAACAGTATAGTATTAGCCACCCTTATCGTGAATAGCCTAAGAACATCTAACGTGTTGGATGTAATTAATATTGATATACTTAAAACGAAGATATAATGGAAGCAAAATTTAAAAAGGGACAAAGTGTGAGAATCACCAAGAGGAACGGTGAAGTCATTGATGGTGTAATCCGCGATTGGGACTATAACATTTGTACTTTCGGTCGTGAATATAATGTCGATTATATGAAAGATGGCCAGGTTTGGACTGTGATATGTGTTCCGGAGGATGCCATACAAGAACTCCGATAGATTTCCGGGGCAGTTAGTTCAGTTGGTAGAACACGCCAAACTCCCGCAAGGGAGAGGCCATGGTCCGTGGTTCGAGTCCGCGACTGCCCGCTACAATAATTTAACTTATCAGCGAATTATGAAAGAACGAATAGTGGTAGAATACAGAGAGGTGGGTAAAATAGCCGGTTTGCTGGGTTGTTCCCGGGAAATGGTCTCCCACTCCCTTGCATTCCGCAAGAACAGCAAGTTGGCCCGTTCCATCCGCAAGCTCGCCATCGAGCGCGGTGGAACCAAGGTAGGTGGTAACCCTGAAAAGAAGGAAAGCGATGAAAAGTGAGTTGATGGCATTGTTCGGTGACCAGCTGCGCTGGTTTATACACTTGAACTGGAAGCAGCGCCTTTGTGTACTTTACTTCTGTCTGAATTTCTGTCTGATATTTTCTGTGAGTGAAGACAATTTGCTTTGGGCGCTTTTTGTTGTACTGAACTTTGGGGCTTCAGTACGGCTGTTGAAGAGGCATGTCCCTTTGAATGATTTGGAGGACTGATAACAGAACGGAAAATGGAATACTATAATAATATACTGTGTGTAACCTGTGAAGAGCTTACTTCAGGAGATAATCCGGTGATGAAGTATATAACTTTATACCAAAATGTCCGTCGCGGTAACATCGAAAGTATCAACCGTGGCGGTGGCGAGGGCAATGTAGCCCTGTATTCCTATTCTTCCCTTCCCGAGAAATACAAGAAACGTTGGGTTGAGCGTCATGGCGAGCCCGAGAAACAGATGCGAGAAGAAATGATTCGTAACATAGTGAAGAAAGACGAGAAGGCCGAGAGCTTTTTTGAGGAGTACCGCTACGACAAGAACGGTGAGATGGTCGCTCTTCCCATGGATGTGAAGAAGGAATACACTTGGAATGCCTCGGTACTGAACGCGCTGATGGAAGAGTTCAAACGCTTGAGTTCATCCAATAACAAGCTGACCGGTTTCCGCCGTAACCTTTGGGAACTTCTGCTTGTCACGAGTGAGGAATGGCGTCCGGTGTACGGGCATAGTCTTCCGGGCAGTGTAGGCCGGTTGAAAGCACTTATAAACAAGTTCCGTCCCGACAACTACGGTGTGCTTGTGAGCGGTAAATACGGCAACAGCAATACGCTGAAGATCGAGGAGGACGGCGGGCGTTACCTTGTTGCATTGAAACGTAGCCGCGTTCCGGTTTATACGGATATGGAGATTTTTGAGGAGTATAACCGTGTCGCTCTGGAACGTGGCTGGAAGCCCCTGAAGAGCCCCCGTAGCCTCCGCGAATGGTTCAACAGTCCGCGTGTCGAACCTCTGTGGTACGATGCCGTTTATGGGGAAATGAAGGCACACCAGCGTTATGACCGTAAACACCGGACAATCCTTCCGAGCCGTCGTGACAGCCTCTGGTATGGTGACGGTACGAAGTTGAACCTCTACTATCGTGATGAGAACGGAAATAAGTGCACTACAAGCGTGTACGAGGTGGTGGATGCCTATAGTGAAGTTCTGCTCGGTTATTACATTAGCGACAATGAGGACTATATCGCCCAGTACCATGCTTTCCGCATGGCTATCCAAACGAGCCGGCACAAACCTTACGAGATCGTGTGCGACAACCAGGGCGGTCATAAGAAAAACGCGGCGTTGGGCCTTTTCTCGAAGATCAGCCGTATCCACCGCCCGACAGCCCCGTATAACGGCGAGTCCAAAACGATTGAGAACATTTTCTACCGCTTCCAGAGCCAGGTGTTGAAAAAACGTTTCAGTTTCACCGGGCAGAATATTACGGCAAAGAGAGAGACAAGCCGTCCGAACCTGGAATTCATCAACGCGAACATCGGCTCCCTTCCCACACTGGAGGAGCTGAAGGAGCAGTATGCCGCTTCCCGTGAGCAGTGGAACTCAATGAAGCATCCGGTCACCGGCATCTCCCGTATGGAAATGTACAATACCAGCGTGAACGAGGCTACTGATACGGTAAGTGTGCCGGATATGGTGGAAATGTTCTGGTACACAACCGAAAAACCGTCTCTGTTCACCGCCAGCGGTATCGAGATCACGGTACGGGGAAAGAAATACCCCTACGAGGTTTTCTCCGCTCCCGGTGAGCCTGATCTGGAATGGCGCCGGCGTAACACCTACAAGAAGTTCTATGTCCAGTACGATCCTTATGACATGAGCAGCGTGCGCCTGCTGTACAAGGATAAGGGCGGAGCAATGCGTTTCGAGTGTGTGGCTTCGTTCCCGCAGATGATCCACCGTGCCCAGCAGGAGCAGACGGAAGACGAGAAACGTTTCATCCGCACCCAGCAGGAGGCCGTCATCAATGAGCGTATAAACCGTCAGGTCGTCGCCAAGGATATCGAGTATGAGCATGGTGTCGCACCGGAACAGAACGGTTTGCGTACTCCTGACCTGAAAGGGCTCGGCAAGGAAGCGCAACGCCAGATTGACCGCCGCACAAGAAAATACAGTCAGCCGCCCCGTCCTTCCATAGGTCGTGACATGAAAGTCATCAGCAACGTGACATGGGACAGTTTTGAGAAGAAGGAAGTGAGCATCCGTAAGGTGGTCGGAAAATTATAAGGAACAGATTTATAACAAGATAAAAATTATTGATTATGGAAATTACAATGAAAGAGAAAGACGCCATCAGCGAGAGCCTCCGGGCTTACGTGGCGAAGTATCCGAGCCAGACGAAAGCCGCGGGTAGTCTGAAGGGAGTCAGTGTGGGTACTGTGAGCAATATCCTGAACGGCCGTTATGAGAATATCAGCGACGAGATGTTCCGTAATGTCGCTTCGCAGGTCGGTGGTGTAAGCGCTACCGGCTGGCAGATTGTGGAGACCGGTGCTTACCAGGAGATCACGGCTGTGCTTTCCGATGCGCAGCGTTGGCGTAACGTCACATGGGTGACCGGTGAGGCCGGTTGTGGTAAGAGTACCACCGCCCGTGTTTACCTTCAGGAGCATAAGGAGGTTTTCTATATCCTCTGCTCCGAGGACATGAAGAAAGGTGACTTCGTTCGTGAGATTGCCCGCACGGTCGGAATCCGGACTGAAGGGTATAATATCCGTGAGGTATGGGGACTTATTTTGGATGACATCATCCAGATGGACGCACCCCTGCTGGTGTTCGATGAGGCGGACAAGCTGACCGAACCGGTGTTCCACTACTTTATCAGCCTGTACAACAAGCTGGAGGAGAAATGCGGTGTTGTGTTCTTGAGTACTGATTATATTGCCAAACGCATCAGTAACGGCCTGCGCTACCAGAAGCCTGGTTACAAGGAGTTCTACAGCCGTATAGGTCGGAAGTTCTATGAACTGGAACCCACGGATGTGAATGACGTGTTCGCGATCTGTTCCGCCAATGGGGTGACCGACAAGAGGGATATCGACAATGTGATAAAGGAGGCTTCGACATGTGACTTTGATTTGCGCCGTGTGAGGAAGTCCATTCACAAGGTAAAACGCATGACGGGGGAATGATTCCCGTTCAAATACCGTTCAAACGTAATTTAAAGGATATGGAAAACAAATTTGAATACCTGAGAATAGACGGCCGTAACCAGCTCCCCGCTCCCTGGAGTGATTATCCCGTTCTGACGGAATACGAAACGGTGACCGTTTACCGTAATGGACGCGACTATCTGGATGCCCTTGTGGGGCAGCAGGACGGCTGGTGGACCTCCGGCGTTCACATGGAGGTGGACGGTTCCGGCGGCGGTTTCAACCCGGGGCGCAAATGGGGACAGTTTGCCACCCGTGAGAATGCCCTTCTGTGGGCACTCGGCAGGATGCTCTGCCATGAGAAGCTGCGGGGTGCTGCACGGCAGGCCGTGCTTGACCGAATTGACAATATCCGACAACTAAGACTGTTCTGACTATGGAAGAAGAGAAAAAGGATAATAAAAAGGCCGGCATGAAGCGTGCCTTGAATGTCAGGGACATCTTGAACAAGAAGTATGACGTGTTCCCTTTCGAGGGGAAATGGAAGGACGCCTTCGACACTCCGGAAGTCCGGGGCTGCTGGTTCGTGTGGGGTAATAGCGGCAACGGAAAGACCTCCTTTGTGATGCAGCTCTGCAAGGAACTTTGCAAGTATGACCGTGTGGCGTTCAACTCCCTGGAGGAAGGAACTTCTTTGACAGTCCAGAATAACCTGCGGCGCTTTGGTATGGCCGAGGTAAGCCGCCATTTGGCGTTCATCAAGGAGGACATCCCCACCTTGAAGATCAGGCTCCGGCGTCATAAAAGTTTCAACATCGTGATTATTGACAGCTTCCAATACACACAGATG